GTAGCAGGATCTCTGTAGTTTAAGAAGCCTACTTTTCTTTCACTTTTCCATTCATGGTGAACTACCCGAATAGTCTGTGCTGTATGGTGTATATTTTCTGTAAAAGTCCAATCAGTATCTATGATTTGATTTGCTCCTCCGTAAGGATAACCATTCTCCAATTCTCGGTGCTCATCTTCAGTTAAATCAAAAGCTGCCACCACTTCAGAAAGTGACATCATAAACTCTGAACTTGCCCATTGACCATCTTCTATCCTATCAAGATCAGGAGACTTATTATAATCAAATCTAAGTGGATTGATTACCTTTACAGTAGGCTCATCTCTTATGATACCTACCCAATAAACATCAGGGCCTGCTATTAAAGAGTATTTCCAGCCTTTATTAAACTTTTCCGGAATCCTGTCTTTTTTAATGAGATACTCCAGCAATTGATGAGATAAAGCTTCTGCAGGGTCCTGGTGTTTTCTTCTCATGTATTTTCTCACCTCATCAGGTGTTTGTGCTTCCAACTCTTGTGCAAGTTGTTGCTCCATTTGTTTTGCCTCTTCAGAGGTAAGCTGTCTGCCTTGCAGTTCTTCCTGCTGCTTCAACATGAGCTCTTTTTTTAGTGGTGTCATGATACTGTTTACCACAAACTCTCTTATTTTACCAAACTCAGCTTCTTCTTTTCTGGTGGTAGCTTCTTCATTAACAGCCAATGTTTTCCAGGAGAATGGTCTTTTCATCTCCATTCCCAGTAACACTTTTATTTTTCCGGATACAATATCTCTGTTAGTCATGGTAGCAGGAAGTTCCCCTACCTGTGCCCCATAAGGCTGGCATACATATTCAAAATCAGAAGGATTTAGAATGTTGTTAAACAAATCAAAGTTGATTTTCATCCTGCGATAATTACTTACACCACCCAGACCGGTAGCTCTGGTAAATGACATAGCATGCTGCCTATCAAGCATTTTTTTATACCATGCTTTATCATTAGCATCCTTCTGTTTTTGTGTAAGCCTCTGACTTTTGTAATCAATATCTTCAGTTGCCATGTGTAAATATATTAATTTTTTCTGAAAAGTTTACTAATTAATTCTACTGCATCTTGTGCATTATTAGACTTTTCGCTATTACCGTATTCTTTCTCCAAATCTTCCTCTTCTTCCTGAAACATTACCTGCATTAAAGCCATAACCCTGTCAAAGTTACCCTTTCTATTGTAAACAATTAACTCTTCTAAAAGTCCAGGAGAATTAATATAATCTATTGTGGTAAGAACATTGCCATTTTCATCAGTGTCTCTTTCTCTGAGTAACCAACCTTTTATATACTTCTCACCGGCATCCTTCATTTGGTCATTCATGTGACAACCATAAACTCTGGCAACTTTACTTTCTTTTACGTTTTTACTGATAACTCTGTCAGGTTGTGCAGCTAAAAGATGCAACTTTTTTCTTCTCATAAAGTAGCTTCTTACATGAGTAACTTCATTCTCATGCATACCTTCTGTATTGTACAGCTCAATAAACAATTCAAATATTCTGTTTACTATATCAGCATCTTCTGGTCTGCCTGTGTATTCAGCTACTATGACATCATTTGAAGAACTGTATCTATGCACTCCTTTCTTTACAATAATACTTGCAAGAGATGTACCTTTATCTTGTCTGTAGGGGTCATAACCAATTTTATACAACCCTTTTGGTGCACCTTCTATTGGATACTCATAAATTACAGGACACCCTGTAAGATCTTTAGTTTTTGGTTTAAAGTTCCAGATGACAGGAGGATGCTCATCATCTTTCATGTAAGGTTTTGCTCTGACTTTACCTGTTTCATCTTTAAATAACTTTACAGGCTGCCCTTTTATGACATTTAAATTTTCTCTGTTAATAAGGTTTAATCTGTTTCTCAATTCCACTACAGGAAAGCTATTAGTACTTACTGTAAGGAAAGCTTCTGATGGAGAGAATGGGTGTTCCTGAACTCTCTTTTGTAATACCACTGAACCATTAGAAGAGTTTTTAAGCATCTTTGCTCTATGCTCTTTTTCATCTGCAATGGCAGATACTGTATCTGAGTTACCTTGCTCATCATAATATCCTTCTCTGTTCCAATACATAGGATGGAAAAAACCACAATTAGTTTCTTCAGCATTGTCATCCCAAATGTTTTTAACCGGTAATAAACCATACTCAAAAGGGTTGTAAAACATATTGGCAAAATCTACTGTACCACTCTCCATATCACCACCGGTTCCGAATATAATAATTTGTCCTGTAATGTATTTACCTGCAGATAAACCTGGTGCAGTTGCCATGTATGCATCTTCAAGATTGGGGAAAACACCAGCTTCTTCTAGTAATACATACTGAGCATCTTTACCTCTGGCAGCATCCGGATTATCTTTAAAAGTAAGAGCCATTATTTCAGACATGTAACCATCTTCATTAGACACTCCATCAATAGTATCTTTAAAACTAGCTCTTCTGTGGTCTTGCTTATCTACAAATTCTCTGCTCTTTCTCCAGCCTGTGTGTTTATTAAGAAAGTTGAGGTAATCTGAAGCCATACCCATGGTTCCCTTAGGATATAAATACTTCTTATCAAAAGCTCCAATTAAAGTTAAACTGTCAGGTTGTGTGTTATAAGTGTTTGCACAAATAGCTCCATTCTTGTAGGAGTATCCCTTTCTTCTTGCTTTACCTACTATGACATGAAAACCTCCTGTAAGATAATCTGGTTCAATGGTGATGCTTAATTGAAGCTTTGAAAGTTCAGCTTTTAATCTTTGTGCCTGTTCTAAAGTAGAAAGAGTTTGTATAATGCTTCTCTCTTCTTTTGTGGTTTCATTTACTGTAAGGATACCATATCTTGCAATTTCTAATGACCAGTAATAATTGTAATCACCATCCCAGAAATCCGGCATTTTCTTTTTCTTCTTTGCAACTTTTTCAGATATTTCTTCAGAGATTTGTATCTGTGCAAAGTTCAAATAAAAATAATGGTGTCCGGTAATTCTAACTCCTCCTGTACTGTATCCATTTGTGCATCTGTCTAATTGCACCCTCCAGTAATCTCTCCATCCCGGAGAACCCCACGGATCAGGTGTATAGTATTTATGCTTCATGAAGTGGAGTCCCTCTTCTCTGAAACATTGAGTATTTATGTATATCCCATCAGGATTTCTTACGGCATCTATCTGCATCTCTTTTTACTATTAAGTGTGTCAAACCTTTTAAATCAGCTATTTCCACTAACATCACCTTATCCAGGTTATTTCTTGTATATACTTTGTAAGGTTCATAACTCACTGCTGCTGTTTTTATTATGGCCAGCAACTTACCATCCCTATTAATTAAGCCATTTGCTTCCAGCACTTTTGCACTGTAATCTACTAAATGTCTTCTGTCCACTACAAGATAGTAATCTTCCATAGCAAACGCAATATGAGATGCTCTTCCATACAGCCATCCCCTTCTACCACTACTGTTATTAAATTCTATCCAGGTAAATTCTTCTGATGGTTTTTTGTCTAACCCATTTACTTTCTTCTGACTTTTTACATCTACAGAGAGTCCATTGCCAAGATACAGATCAATGTGCCACTCCATATCAATCTTGCCGGTACTTTTGCAACTTTCAATACCATGAAAATCCAGCAAGCACTTCTGAAACAATTCCTCTTCCGGATCTATTCTTTTCCATATCTCTTTAGCCATTAGGTAGGTCTTCTTTCAAATTCATTTATCTCTCTGTTGGCCCTGGATTTATTTGTTTCAAACAATTCTTCATGTACTTTATTTTCTAATTGTGCCAAAGCTTTCATTACTTCACCGGTATCTTTTAAAGCACTTGTTACATCTCTCGGTTTTAAAATAAGCATACCTTTGTCTGTTCTTTCACTAAGGTCAACATCCTTTAAAAATTTCTTAGTGTTTTCTGCTGCAGTTCTTGCATCTTCCAAATAAGTTAGACCAGGAGAAGCTTCATAGAAAAACTCTTTGTACATTTCCATAGCTTGAGTCACCAGTTCATCAGGTTCATAATCTTCTCCTTTAAAGATTCTGGCTATGATTTCCTTCTCTTTTCTGTCAGAATCATACCCAAAAAAAGGATTACTTCTTCTTGGAGATACCATAAATTCAATGTAGCTAAACTCCTGTATAGCTTTTGCATGATGTGTTAGTGGTGCACACCTATCCCATATCTCACTGAAAGGGTGTAGCAAAAGTATTTCTGTTGTGGGTTTTACAACCTCATTTTCTAAAATGAATATTTGTAATGGCATATTACTCTTTTATTTCAAAATGCATCCAATCATAATTCTTTTCCCTACCCAAACTTACAAAGCCATGTTTGTAAAATATGTCAATCATTGGCTTATATTCAGGTCTTGCAAACCTTGCAGTCTTTGAAGTTTCTTTCAACTGATTTCTTTCCGGATCTAAATCAATTGCAACTGCCCATGAGTGGCGACTATATTCACTGCCACCTCTCATCTGTCTGAAGTTAAAACATCCACCAAACAAATCAATTCCCAACTCCTTAATTTTAGGTAGTCCATACACTTCTAAAATCTCTGTAAAGATAGCCACTAATTTATCTGCTACAAGTTTGTGACACCTGATGCTGGTTACTATCCTGTCTTTATCCCAGGCTAGTCTCATTGGATAAGGAAGCTTAATAGTTACTAAATAGGCAGCACCGGTTTCTGTTGGTTTACCATATTTTTTAATTAATTGTTGTGTTGTAATTAAACTCATAACTTTCTGCTGTTTATTGTTGCTGTAAAAGATAGTTTTTCTGTTGTGTCATCACTGTATGTGATAGTGACATACTTAGTGGTAGTCATTGCTTTTTGTCCTTGAGAGCTTAGGTGTACAGGAATTTCTCCTGCGTTGTAATTCACTTTTAAAACTTTAGATTTTTCATTCCACACTGCATCAGAACAACCACAGGAAGTGGTTATCTTATATGCTCCAATTGCATTTTTTGCTATGGTCTTATCTCCTTTCATTTTGAAGATAATTTCATGAGATGTGTTCTCAAACACATTACCTAACTCTTTATCAGTTCTTTCCCAGTTAATCATGTCTTTTTATTTTTCCATTTAAATACAAACTATTATCTGCAGTGTCTAACCACCAACTACCACTCTTATCAGTGTATGACCACTTGCCTTGCTTAAATATTTTCCACCAGTCTTCTTCCATCATTTCAGGATAGCATGGTCCATCACATGGTTTAGCAGCCATTTGTAAAGCTGTAGTAGTACACCCACAAATTTTACAACTTCCTGAATTATAGCACTCTTTATCCATGTGCTTTATTCTAAAATCTATTTGCTCTTTAATGTGCTTTCTTATTAAAAAACTAAAAAATTTTGAATAGTATAATTTGTACCGGAGATTACCTATTATGTAGCTAATCACATTGGTCATTGTTACTTTTGCTTTCATTTCTTTCAATAAAGTTAGTTAAAATGTTTTTAAAATGTAGATACCTTTCTTCAGTGATTCTGCCCAGAGAAAACATTTTTTCATTTTCAGCAAATCTATCTTTTACCCTAAGCATTTTTACTCTGAATACACCAAAATATTTTAACCTCACTTCAGGGAGATTTGGCTGTTTCATTTTTTCTTTTACAAAAGTAAAAGGATGCCGGCACACTTCTTCTATCTGAACATAAGAAAGCTCAGGGTATTTATCCCTGATGCTTTCATAATATTGCTGAATAAAATCTCTTGGTTCTTTCATTATACTTCTTCTGCCTGGTCTTTTGTTACTTCTTCTACATCTGCTGTCAGAATTTGTGTACTCTCAGGAATAGCTGTTTCTTGCTCTTCCATCTCCAGTGGCTTACCATCTAATCCTACAATAGAAGACTGCTTCTGTTTATGTTTCTGTCCTGCAGGAACTTTGATAATATTTTTACCAATAGAGTCCAATTGGAAATTTGTTGCTTCAAAAAACAACCACTCATAGTTTAATCTTTTTACCGGAGTATCAGAGCCTTCTTCATCAAACTCTTCAATAAAATCTCCTGTGACTTTTTCCTGTACTATCAATTGTTCAATGAGAGCTATTGGTATCTCCCTCATCAAGTCTATAATCAGGTAACGCTGGATGAGATCCCTTGGATGCATGTCCTTTACTTTCATTTCTTTCTGCTTTTAATTTGTGATAAAAATATACTTTATAATAATGCTGGGAAAACTCTACATCTAATTGTATGCCTCCCTCTTCTCTTTTAATCTCATTATACAGTTGAAAAGCTTTTACCCAAAGTGGATCTTTATACCTCAAGTACAAAGCTCTGCCTATTGTTTTGTGCAGAGTTTCTACTTCTTTTTGTGTAAGAGCCGGTGATAAATTCCAACTGTATTCCTGTTTCAAATCTTTGTCAGTTATCCTATCAGTAAGACAATCCAAAGGGGCTTCCCCTACACAAGGCCAGTTATTGAATTTATTTTTGTTCATATTTCTTTCATCTGTTCTTTACACCATAAATATACCTTAGTGTAGCAAGGATGACAATTTATACTGAGCCTATTTATCTCAGTATGACTCATGTTATACAAGAAAAAACCTTTTATCCAGTGGTCTTTTCTGAACTGGCTTCTTATGTCCAGATTTACAAGAGCCTTTTTCATAAGGTTCAAATCTTCTTTTGTAAAATCTGTAAAACTTGCTACTATTGTCATATCCCTAATAGTTTAATTATAGTCCTAAATTCATTGATAGATTTACATTGTCCTCTGAATATTTGTACTGTCTGTATAGTTCCCTCCATACTATCTTTAGCAATACGCAGTTCTCTTTTATTAAAATTATAGACTAAAATAAAATTTTTTCTTAAAAACTGAAATAATATATCTGGTCTTAGTGTAGTATTAAGCACCCAGCCTTCAGCTTCAATCTGTTCTTTTGTAAGATAAGGTACTCTGATTTTTCCTGCCTCAATATCTTTCATTATGGCATAGTGAGGATTATCGTCATATAAATAGGCATTAGAAAATTCAGTTATTTTTTCCCACTTTCCCCCATCATTAACCTCATATTCATACCCACTACAGATATCTTCTATTACCGGTGTGTAATACTGCTCTTCACTCATACTTCCAAATTTACCAGTTTAACCATATAGTTTTGCTCACCCTGCTGTACTGAAAGAATAGGGTTCACAATATCCCCTAATTCATCTTGAGTTATCACAAAACCTTTTTCTTTAAAAGCTTTAAGATAGTTTCCAAGTCCACCATCTGAAAGTTTCAAATCTTTCTTAATAATCTTTCTTGCTGAAGTTCCAAACCTGTCTTTGGCAATATCTCCATCTAAAGACATAAAGGCTGCCAAGACCTCTATTTCCTTTGTAGTCAACTTAATTGGTAATAAAGCATTGACTATTTGAAGATGTGTTTTGTAATATTCTCCTCTAGGGAGTCTGAGGATTTTCCTTAAAACTTTACTTTCCATATTCATTTCAATTCTTAAACAAAGTTAAGATAAAAATTAAGATTAGCAAATTATTTCTTATTTTTGTTTCAATGACAGATCCGGCACTTACACCAATGATATACCCAAGTGGAGAAAAAACCACCAAGAGAACTTTCCCCTGCTGTTCCTACAATGAGAGATTTTAATACCTAAAAAATTTTTGGTTCTAAAAAATATTTAATGGGCTTGAGAAGATGTGATCCTCCCCACAAACAACCCCCTCTAATTTCTGGGAGTACAAATACCCCCGGCTTACTTCAAGAAACAAATTCTTGCAGGCAGGGTATAGTTATGGTATCTCTCAGGACAGCTTGAACCTCAGCCACCTCAAGGCTACCGCAAGCTGACAGCACTGTGTCTGTGTCTCACACCACACCTTGCCTACCTGTCCAGCAGCACAGCCACCACAAGCTCTGCCACCTGACAAGACTCTACATGTCTATCCATAACAACCCCCATTAATCCTTGACAATAATGTCACATTAACTAACAACTTAAACACTTTAACAATGACAATCACAGAAATCAAAATCAAATTAGGTGTCAGCAACCTGAACCTGAACACATCAAATGATGCACAAGGTAATCCAACAGACTGGATGACTGATTGGGTAGATGCTACAAGAACCAGAATCAGCATCCACAAGGATACTGTAAAGGCCATCAAAGCTAACCCATCCATGAGCAACTTAGGATTGCAAACTGAAGAGAAAGAATCACAAGAATCTGGCAAGCCATACAGCTTCAACAGGATTGTGATGTTCACCGAAGCAGAAACTGTCCTATAGTATCACAACAAGATGCCAAGCCCTCCGGGGTTTGGCTCTTTCTTTCCCAATATCCCTGATACAACCCCCATTAATGCTTGACAGAATTTATTCATTAACTCTTAATACCTTTAACTATGAATGCTTTTATTTCTTTTGAACCAGGTATAGTACTTGGTGGTCTTCACATCTTACCTGATGGCAGGGTGTATTATCCTATCCTTGGTGAAAATGGGAAAACAGTCTTGGGAGAGACTTTGATTGGTCACATCATGAAGCGTGACTACACCTGGGTAGGCAACACTGATATTGTTGAAGAGCATGGAGCTATGTTAGTAGTACTTGAGACAGATGAATCAGGTACAGTCCAGTTTGGTAAGAAGCATCTTACTCACTTCACTGATGCAATGAAGGCATTAACTGAAGATGACTTCAGGTATTTACTGGACAGGATAGAAGGCTTGGAAAAGTCTTTGGATGAGTGGGAAGATGGCATGAACTCTTCTCATTAAGATAGAAACACAGTCAGGGAAACCTGGCTGTGTTTTTGTTTTGTCCCAACCTGGTCAGGCAAACAAAAGTTTTGAAAATAAATGAGAAAAAGCTTTTTTATTTGATAATTACCATGTAACTTTGGGGTGGAGGGTGGGCATGGTGAATAGAATACCTTAGGCAAAACAGCTTTGGAAAGGGGGTGTGGGGGAAAACCTTAGCAGTCCAAAAAAGTCCCAAAAGTGCCATTTTTTCTGCCCTCTTCAATCCCTTTATCTTACTTACTCCGTGACAACCCCCACTAATTCTTGACTGAATTTATTCAATCATTATGAGTGCTAAGAGTATCCGCCTGTTGTTTTTACTTTAGGGCTAATCTCTGGTGATAGAGAAGCAACTCAAACTTTACCCAGGTATATTTCCCTGGAACACTAACCTAAGGTGAACAACAAGGTTGAAGGTGTAACAGAGCCCAGGAAATCTGTTTACCTGCTGATGAATTTGTATCAGGGGCAAGTCCACTCTCTTTGTTACTTTAAAATTGCAAATTAGTTCACTGAGAGTGGACTTTGTTTTTGTATTTATTTGATTTCCAATCACTTCTAAATAAATAATGGTATGAGACCAAGAATTGTAAGAGTTGTGACAGTAGCACCAACTTTGGTGTTCACAACAAGCCAGAATTAGGCTATCACTCTACTCAGTGGGTAGATTATTGATGATATAA